CATCTAAGATTTTAGCGTCTTTACTTATGTTTAATGGGTCAATATATTTTTTTACAACTTCTTCAGTCAAAGCCTCATGCATTTGACTAGTACCTTCGTCATAGATATGCGCAGTGTATAACCATTCGTTGTAAAATTTTAATTTAATTAGGTCTAAAGTGTTATTGATATCAATCATTGAAAATCCTGTAATTTGATATAATTACTTATTCTCAATATTGATGTTTGTTATTTTTTCTTGTAGCCTTTAAATGGCTTTACCAAACTTGTAGTGTTTGTATCCTCAGGTTCTTTACTCTTAGAATATGGTACGACAGTTTTTTGATCTGATGGTATAGTCTTTGTAGCTGAAACATACATATTGTATTCTTCTTCAGTGTAGGGATGAACGGTGTTATATTTCTCAACAAAACTAGCATTGTCCATGTCTACTGCGTCTTGACTCTTACCATCTGCCATTGCCATAGCCATCCATAATCGGTTCATGTGATACACACGATCATAACCACCAACATCACGAACTCGCATAATACCTTGTGTAGCCTGTTCATGATGTTTGGCAATAGTACCTTCACTTTCAGTTAAAAATTCATGTGCTCTCATTTTCTCTTGTATCCTTTGAATGCTTTAAACGGACTTGTTTTGACTACATCAGGCATTTCTTGACTTGCCATAGTGGCAATTTGAATAGCATCACTACCGGGTAATCCCATGGATTGTAATGCATCACGAATGTATTCCCCTGTATGTGGGTCATAACTAACTACAAATTCATTTTCACCAAAAATTTTATCTTCTTCGAAGGGAGGAACACCGTCTTCTTTGCGCTGTTTAGCGCCTTTTGCCCCGGCGACTGCAACACCAAAACGATATTGCAAATATGGGTCTTGATTTTTAAGTGCTGGTATTTTCCACGCACCAGGTAATGCTAACGCAATATCTTGTTGCAGACTGCCAGTATGTCCGAGACTGACTGATTCATTGATGAATTCTTTTGCTCTCATTAATTCTTCTGCTCTGTTTGTATCAACAATGTATTTTCTGTAGATAAATCATTTCCATCAGGGTAGCCATCAAGTTGTAGGTCTAATCCTGGGCTGTCTTCACCAATCCATGTAACATCTGCTGATATAAAATGAAATAGTTGTGCTGTATTACTGAATGGGGTTACCAATATACGCACATTGGAATCAAACACATCCATATCATACTGTGTCAAATAGTTACCATTAAACATTGTGCCCTGGCCACTCCATTTTACCCCAGAATCATCATTCAATACGCTTGCGTTCAAAGTTATATATTGGCTATCTTGATTGCTAACATCCTGTGAATTGATTTGAAACACGCCCTGAGTAAAAGTACTTACAGGGGTAGTATATATTACTTGCGTAGAATTACCTACACTATATGCATTGCTAGTGAAAACAGCAGTAGAAAATAACTGAGTGAAATTGTTGTTGGTTTTTTGGAAGGCCGTGCGTAACGGATCACCTTCGCCATCATTTGGCGTTGTACCAATATTAATTATTTCTTGTGTCATTTGAAGTAAATCCTAGCCTATAGTGTATTTATCACTATTTTGGTTTATTTAAGTTCTTCAAAAATGCGTTTCTGCGTGGTATACCAGTCAATAAAACTATCATGAACCGCAGAGCATTCATAGTATGAGTTATAATTTTCAGTGACCGTCTTAGTTAAATCAATTATACTGATCTTTTCTCCATCTATTGTCTTTAAAACTGGGCATTTATTTAACAATTGTTCAGGTGCAACTGGGAATTTAGGTACAACCGGTACAGGGGTAGCACATCCTGCAAGTATCATTGAAGCAATAATAATTGGAAGTTTTATCAATCTCATGATTTGTCCCCTACGATGCTGATATAATCATTGCTTATCCAGCCTTGGTTATTATTATGCTTTACTAATGTAAATTTACCATCTTGCTTGACAACTACTACAACTTCCCCGGGAGATAGTTTATCTATTTTTTTACTAGAATGGTCTGTGGATTCTCGTAAATTACTCCACTTTTTTGCTGTAGCTGATATGATTTTTTCTTTAGGTACTGTAGGTTGTACTACAGGAGCTTCAACCTTAGTTGGTGCTGTAGGGGCAGTTTCAGGTGGTTTGGTAATTTCTATTGGTTTATTTAATGCTGCGGCATTGTGTGCCTGTATGATAATATTTGGAATCGCACAAGTTTCTACGAATTTAACTACTTCTTTGTCTACTGCGACTTCTCTATCAATATATTTNATAATATCCTGTCCACGATCATGAACTACTTTGGTTTTTGTAGTTAACTGAGTTACTATTTCGGTGTTTGCAGTTTGAGCCTTGACTTCATTTTCTGCTACTTTGGTCTGTACTTCGCTAACTTTTAATTTCCATACATTTTGATCTGCTAATCCACCCTCTAAATATAGACCAAAACTCAATAATAATATTCCCACAACCTGTACAGGTAGAGTATATTGCTTGATGAAGGGTATAAAATTAAGAACAAATCCAGCAATAGTTGCTACTACGCCCGCAAAAAAGATGATATGAGTTACAAAATCAGGTAATATTGATAAGATCCACATGCATATATTTATGCTAGGTTAAAGTAAGTATTTGATTTTAGCCAATTAAAATATANGTTAAAGCCTTCTGGTACATCAATTTTAGGGTCAAAACCAAAATCTTTGCGGGCAGCATCAATATTTAATGCACCTCTGCTAGGGAAATCAGGGTCTCTATCATTAACTACTATCGTACCTCTACCCACTAATTTTAACGCCATTTGTGCTGCCTCTAACAATGTGACGCTGTGGCTTTTGGTAATGTTATATGTTTTGTTTTCTGTATTGTTTGACAGTGCGGCGGCTACTATTCCATCTGCGGCATCTTCTACATAGGTAAAATCTAGTGTTTCATTCGCACCATTAACTTTAATAGTTTGTCCACGCATTGCTGTAAGTAAAAATTTACTTATAACCCTATCTTCTACATCAAGTGGACCATAAACAGCACTGGGTCTAATAATAGTATGCACTAGATTAGTCTTACGGGTATAATCTTTAACTAGCCATTCTCCTGCTAATTTCATAATGCCATATTGACCCTGTGGTCTACAGATTGCATCTTCTTTCACATCGTCAACAAAGTCACCATATACCATACTACTACTGATATAAATGAATTTGCGCACATCATAATAATTACTTGCTTCCAACAAGTTGAGCAATCCTTCACTCATTGTACGACTACCCAACGCAGGGTTAGCGTTTACTACTTTCTGTCTTGGGAAACTAGCCATATGAATTACAATTTCTGGCTGTTCGATGTTGAAAACTTTACTTACTTTTTCACTATCACAAATATCATACTTGTAATAACCAGCTAAGTTGATTTTCTTTGTTCGTTCTTCAACGAGATAATCGATTTCATCTTGAGGAATGATGCCGTAGTTAGTTTGTGTGTCCATAATAGACACAACATGACCTTGATCTTGTAGTCGCTTAACTACATTGTGACCAATGAGTCCCAGACCTCCGGTAACCAGTATATTCATTCGTATTTCAACTTCCAATATGTTAATTGTTTAGGTGTTAAATATGCTTTAATTTGATATAGATACCCATATGTATCATAACTAATGATACGATGCCAACTTGGTTTAGGAGCAGAGTTTTCCATAACCCACTTACCAGCTTCAGTTTGTTGCCAGTTGTAAATAGGTTGTGCCACATATAAGTCAGGATCTTCTACATCACCCATTCTGAATACATGAACAGTATGACTTATTATCTTGGCTTCTTCTATATCAATCATACAGCCATCTTTGCTTTAATTTGTCTATCAATCTAATTTCCGAATGAGATGATTTTTAAAAACACTTTTGCTCGGCATTATACCTTTAGCCATTCTACTGATAGTAGCATGGACATTAGCGATACTGACATTGAATTCATCGGCAATAGACTTTAACCCTACTACTTGTTTAATAGACCCATCTGGATAAATTATCTCATAATATGTTGTATAGGGCAACAAAGAAGGGTCAATCCCTTTGATCCACTTACCTCCCAAATTGCTCAGTGTTTTCAATGTTTTTTCCGAGTGTGTTTTTCCGTAGAATGGATTTTGTGTACCTGATCTATCACGACATTCACCACAGGTTTTAGATTTAGGTTCTATTTTGTTTGTATTACATATGGGGCATAATATTTTTCTTCCACCGTTACGCCAATTTGGATTACTTTTACCTGGTTTACTAAATCTTTCTTTTTTTTCTTGGTCGGTTAAATTATTCATCCATTCACGGAACTTGTTTGATCTATCTTCAATTATAATTTCTCTGTCAGGATGCTTGGATAACGTGTCACCACCATTGGCTGAGGCTATGTTATAACCATCTATGTTGTTATCAATATACCATTGTTCCCTAGCTTGGAGTTCTTTTTTAGTAGGATCACCCATATCCTCTACTAGATAAAAAGAAAACCGATCTATTCCGTGTAAATTATATGACCTCTGTAGATAAACGTTAATATGAATTCCTTTACGTAGTCCTCGGCGATGTTGCTCTAATCTCCACTCAACATCCTTTGAACTACCGTAATACTTTTTACCATTATCTAGATTTTCAATACAATATATGCCCTTCATAAATCCTCCTATATAGTATTTATTCCTAGAACTTCCTTTTAACATTAAACTGCCATTGGGGCTTTTAACTGCCCATGAGATTGATAATCAATTAATTTTATATCATCCATAGTAAAACTGTCAATATTAGTAACTGCAGGATTTAACCACAATTTAGGTAGGGGGTATGGTTCTCTTGACAGTTGCTCTTTTACTTGGTCTACATGATTTTGATAAATGTGGGTATCGCCGGTTGATACAATCAATTCTCCTACACCATACCCACAGACATGAGCAATCATATGAGTAAGTAATGCGTAACTTGCGTAATTAAACGGGGCGCCCAAAAAGACATCTTGACTTCTTTGATACATATGGCAAGATAGTTCTTTATTTTTGTTAACATAGAATTGACTCATAACGTGACAAGGGGGCAATGCCATTTGATCTAACTCACCTGCATTCCAAGCATTGATAATATGTCTACGACCATTAGGATCTTTCTTCAAGCCTTCAATAAGATTCTTGATTTGATCTGTTTCTTTGATGTGTAATGGACCGCCCCTGTCATAGTAGTTGCCGAAATCATCTTTGAATGTTTCCTGTTTATGAGAGACTGGGGTTTGCCAATGACGCCATTGTACCCCGTAGACACGACCGAGGTCGCCTTCATATTTCGCTTTGTGCTTCCAATAGGGTGCAAGTGCATTTGGCGTCCAGATAGTAACCGTTCCTTCTTTACTACCGTGGGTGATCTCTGCCAATCTACGCTCATCACTACTGCCCTCAAGAAACCAGAGTAGTTCACCTTTGCAAGCACGCCAAGCAAGTTTTTTAGTAGTGAC